TTTATTCCTGCATCACTGATGCAGTCTAAACTCAAAGCAATGGCAGAGTCTTTGGGCTATGCAGGCAGTGAGATATTTCCAAAACAAACTGAGATACTTGCAGAAAGAGGCGACGTTGGTAACTTTTTAAATTTACCTTACCATGGTGGCACTAGAGGTTTACGTTACACTTTTAATGCAGAAGGCGATGCAGCTAGTTTAGAATCATTCTATTCTATATATGATGAATGGTCACAGACTAGAGAGGAAATAGAAAAAATAAAAATAAAAAAACCACAAAAAGTAAAAGAGTTTTTTGAAGACGGTCCACCTTGTTTAAATAAATTAGCCGACGAAGGTTTTGGTGAAGGTTCTAGAAACAATGGATTATTTAATGTTGGTGTGTACAGAAAAAAATCTAACCCTGATAATTGGGAAGATATGTTGGTGGCAGATAATCAAGAAGTTATGGATCCACCTTTGGGTAACACAGAGGTACAAATGTTAATTAAATCTTTAAATAAAAAAGGTTATGATAAGTACAGGTGTAAAGAACAACCTATTTGTAGTGTGTGCAATGCTGCAAAATGTAGAACTAAAAAGTTTGGTGTTGGTTTTGAGGAAGAGCAGATGCCGGAACTTGGATCGTTGACTAAGGTTACATCAAATCCACCACAATGGTTTCTTAATGTAGATGATAAAAGAGTAGAATTAAAAACAGAGCAGTTACACAATCCTAATTTATTCGCTGTAGCAATACTAGATCAAGCAAACATAGTATCACCTATAATGAAAGGCAAAGATTGGAGAGAGATATATTTAAAACCTTTACTAGAAAATTTAGATGAAAGTGAACCATTAAAATCATTAGACCCAATTCATTTTCTTACAGATTTGTTAAGAGAGTTTACAGTCAATAGACCGCAGGCACATAAGAAAGAAGACATATTGAGTAAAATGTCTTGGACTGATGAAGATGGTTTTTGTTTTTTTAGAATGGATGATTTTTTTAGTTGGGCTAAAAGAAACAATTGGGAACTGGACAGATCAAAAACAGGTAGTTTGTTAAAGAGTTTAGATTTTTTTGAAAAAGAAATACGCATGACAATTAAAGGTCAAACCCCACATGTTATAAAAATAAAAGCAATGAAGAAAGTAGAACCTTCTTTGTCTGAAAGAAAATACGAGGAAGCTCCGTTTTAATGAAAACAATTATTTTAGGTCCACCAGGTACAGGCAAGACTACAACACTATTAAATTTAGTAGAGGAATTTTTAAGATCAGGCACAGACATACAAAAGATAGGTTATTTTTCTTTTACTCGCAGAGCTGCATACGAAGCAATAACGAGAGCAGAAGAAAAGTTTATGATAGATAAAGATGAGATACCTTATTTTAGAACGCTACACTCGTTAGCTTTTAGATCATTAGGTATAAAAAAAGAACGTGTGATGAAATCATCTGACTACAGAGATTTTGGTATGAAGTGTGGCATTACTATTAAAAGTGCTTTTTGGCAAGAAGACGATGGTATATTCAGTTCTGACAATGAGTATTTGCGTATAATAAATAAAGCTAGAGTAAGAGAAATACCTGTACTAGAGCAATACGATAAGAACGAACACAACACATATATAGACGTAGAAAGAGATTTATTATATCTTTTAGATCAAGAACTTAAGAAGTATAAAAAAGAAAAAGGACTTGTTGATTACGATGATATGCTGGAAAGCTTTATTGAACAAAATTTATCACCAGATTTCGACGTATTATTTATTGACGAGGCACAGGACTTATCACCACTTCAATGGAAAATGGTCAAATGTCTCTGGAGAAAAGCAGAAAAGACTTACATTGCAGGAGACGATGATCAAGCTATATTTAAGTGGGCTGGTGCTGACGTTGATACTTTTATCGCTCTTAAGGAAGAAGTAGATCAGATAGATACACTGAGTCAATCATACCGCATACCAGGTGGGCCAATACATGAATTATCACAAAGCATAATTAGGAATGTATCTAATAGATTTGATAAAGAATATATGCCAAGACAAGAGATGGGTGATTTAACACGATACTCTGACGTTACACAAGTGGATATGTCACAAGGACAATGGCTAGTATTATCTACAGCAAATTATTTTCTTGATGACGTAAAAGATTTATGTGAGTTGCAGGGTTGGTATTTTTCTCACAAACATAAAAACTCTATCAAGTTAGATTTATTGTTAGCTATACAAGCATGGGAAAAGTGGAGAACTATTGAAACAACTTTACCTGTTGCATCAATAAAAAATATTTATTCATACCTGGGAGAAAACGTAACCAAAGGTTATCGAACCGGTAAAACTTTTGATGAGAACGAAGAAGGTTATTATATTGAAGAATGCAGCAATGACCACGGATTACAAACACAAGATGTTTGGTACAAAGCGTTCGCAGGGTTAGATACGAATACAGAAAACTACATACGAAATATGTTAGCTAATAAAGAGAAAATTACACAGACACCAAGAATAACACTATCAACAATACATGCCGCAAAAGGAGGTGAAGCCGATAATGTTCTACTCTTACCTGATATTACTAAGTCTGCTGTTAATAACAACGATGTTAACCCAGATGAATTGCATAGGTTGTTTTACGTAGCAGTGACACGTGCAAAAAAATCTTTGCATATACTAGAGGCAAGAAACTATGACAGAAGATATGTGTTATGAGATTTCACGAACACATAAAGGGTGACAAAGCAGAGTACATAGCTGCGATGTGGCTATGGGATCAAGGCTATTTAGTTTGCAGGAACATGTCACAACAAGGAGCTGTTGATCTTGTTGCAATAAAAGAACATGAAGTTATACTGATAGACGTAAAGTCTGAATGCAGAAGAAAGCGAGACGGATATAAAATTAATAGATCACTTACACCAATACAAAAAAATCTTGGTGTAAATATTTTAAATGTAAATGTAGAAACAGGAGAATGTACATATGTCTAACCCCTACGATAACCAGGTCGGTGGCGACCATTACCAAAAATACGAGATACAGCCTAGCGAATTCATCAATAAAAACAAGTTGTTATTCGCCGAGGGTTCTGCTATAAAGTACATAGTTAGACATCAAGACAAGGGAGGCAAAGAGAGCCTCGAGAAAGCGAAGCATTTTATCGATATGATAATCGAAAGAGACTACAGTTGAGGACACTACAACAACCATTATTTACACCGGAAACTGAGTGGGTGCCACCAGAACGGTTGCCTGATTTATCTAGTCATAATGAAATAGCAATTGACTTAGAGACACGAGATCCAAACCTGCTGACAATGGGATCAGGTTCGGTAAGAAGAGACGGGGAAATAGTCGGTATCGCTGTTGCGGTCGAAGGTTGGTCCGGCTATTTTCCTATCGCGCATGAAGGTGGTGGGAACATGGACCGAGGATTAGTCTTAGATTGGTTTGAAGAACTGTTGAACAGCACAGCTACAAAAATATTTCACAATGCAATGTACGATGTGTCCTGGATTAGGTCACTTGGCTTTCATATAAATGGTGGCATCATTGATACAATGATTGCTGCAAGTTTAATTGATGAAAATAGATTTAGTTACACACTAGACTCTGTTGGTAAAGATTATATCAACATGCGTAAGAATGAAAAATTATTACAAGAAGCTGCTAAAGATTTTGGCGTCAATCCAAAAGCAGAGATGTGGCGATTGCCAGCAACTTTTGTTGGTGAGTATGCAGAAAAAGATGCAGAGATTACACTAAAATTGTGGCACGCACTGCAACATGAAATATCAAAACAAGATTTGTGGGACGTATTTAATTTAGAAACTAATTTGTTTCCATGTTTGGTCGATATGAAATTTAAAGGTGTGCGCGTAGACGTGCAAAAAGCCATGTCTGTAAAGGCACAGTTGATAGAAACAGAGAAAAAATTATTACAAGATATAAATAAAATAGCAGGGTTTGATGTAGAAATCTGGGCTGCTGCATCTATTGCAAAAGCATTTGATACATTAAAAATGCCCTATGATAGAACTGAGAAAGGTGCACCATCATTTACAAAAAACTTTTTAGCCACACATCCAGCAGAGCTGCCCAAACTAATTAACGAAGCGAGAGAAATTAACAAAGCAAACACAACATTTATTGACACGATACTGAAGCACGAACACAACGGACGCATACACGCAGAGATAAATCAGATACGATCAGATCAAGGTGGTACAGTGACAGGTAGGTTTAGTTACAACAATCCAAACCTCCAGCAGATACCAGCACGCCACAAGCATCTTGGACCATTGATTAGAAGTTTATTTATACCAGAAGAAAAACATACGTGGGGTTGTTTTGACTACAGCCAACAAGAACCAAGAATATTAGTGCACTTTGCATCATTGATGCGATTGGAAGGCACAGGCACAATTGTTGATGCATACAACGACGGCAGTGCAGACTTTCATCAGATGATTGCTGACATGGCCGGTATCGATCGTAAACAAGCAAAGACAATTAATTTAGGTATTATGTATGGCATGGGTAAAAATAAACTCATGGCAGAACTAGGACTTATGAAAGACGCAGCTGAGAAACTATTGAAGACGTATCACCAGCGAGCGCCTTTTGTAAAAATGTTATCAGAAGCAGTGGCCAGGCGTGCCGATGACTCTGGTAAGATTAGAACGATTGGGGGTAGACTCTGTCACTTTGATCTTTGGGAGCCTCATGGTTTTGGTATCAAGAAACCATTAAAACACGCAGACGCACTCAGGGAGCATGGACCAGGGATTAAACGTGCATTCACTTACAAAGCACTTAACAAACTAATACAAGGATCAGCTGCGGACATGACTAAACAATCTATGCTAGCACTGTACCAGGAAGGAGTAATACCACATGTACAAATTCATGATGAACTTGATATCTCAGTATCAAGCTTACAAGAGTCAGAGCGAATTATTAACATTATGGAAGAAGCGGTACAGCTACAAGTACCAAACAAAGTCGACTACGAAAAAGGTGAAAACTGGGGAGATATAAAATGAGTGAATTAAAAGAAAGAGATAACTTAATAGTGCCTTATCAAGTTATAGATATAAGCACTATAAAAGTACCAAGGTATGATGGTAAACAACTGGCTTTTGGTCAATACTCAGACTTACCCAAAAATACATTTTTTTTACATACTTCAGGAGGTTCTTGGTGTGAAAATGATAGACAAGATTTAATTACCAACAAAGAAAGAGAACTTGGAAAAATTTTTCCTTGGATAGAATCTGTTAGAACACTTAAATCAGGTAAGAAAAAAAGGAAAAAAATATCAATAAACATACATGTTAAATCAGGGTACGCTTGTTGTAAAATACAAACAGATAAAGTAATTGAATATAAAGGTGGAAAAAGAAAATATGAACTTTTTGAAAATATGCATGCTTTATTAGGTAGAGCTTTATTTCCTGAATATTTTGTTAACCATAAAGATTGGGTAGTGAATCACAAAAAAGAAGCACATAATTATTTATTAAAAGATTTAAGTCTTATTAGATTTCAAGATAACTATTTGAGAAAAAATTTAAACAGAATACAAAGGTCTTTACAAGAAGACATAATAGAAAGACAAGGTTTCAGTGTAGGAGGTATAGTGAGACCGAGCAGGTCACAACATACGAGGACAGAGTTGAAAAGTTACGAAGAACTGATACAATCTTTCTATGAACAACTACAAAGACGATGATCCCATTGAAATAATATTAGGTATTTGTGATAAATGCGTAAACTATGTTCCTTTTGTTAGAGTTCCTGATGAAGAACTTAGAGTATATAAATGTATGACGTGCAAAACCAAACATACTCAACACGTCAATGGTAAAGTTGTTTTTAATTATCTAGAAGATTCATATATTATTAGAAAGTGACGCCCAGGTAGAAAATAAGGGAAAACCTGGACGCCAAAGATGTGGACAATTGATTATAAAATAAATTAAAATAAACTATTGTCAAATATATTATTTGCTCTATATAATCCCATATAATATGTTAATAACAAGGAGAAAAAAATGCCAGATATAAGTAAATTTAAGTCTGTTTCTGTGTCAATGGATACACACGACAAACTTATGAGTTTAGCGCAAAACAGGTTTGAAGTGCCAGTAAGTGTGCAAAAAGTCATAGAATTTTTATTAGAGAAAGAGATGAAAAAAAGAAATGGTAGATCTAACGGGAAATCACGACGTTAAGGCCATTTGCCCTCGTTGTAAGGGCAACGGCTATATCCGCATGCC